ACAGGAGTAACAGGAGCTGTAGGTGTTACAGGAGTAACAGGAGCTGTAGGTTTTACAGGAGTAACAGGAGCTGTAGGTGTTACAGGAGTAACAGGAACCCAAGGAAGCACAGGACCCATAGGTGCTACAGGAGCTGTACAAATAACTACAGCAGTTACTACAATTACTCCAGGTTCTTCAATTACCGTTCCAGCGCAAAGTACTCCGGTCTCTTATTATTCCGTTACTTATGCTGCTGGCGGAACAACATTATCCGGAATAACAATAACAAGCTTACCAGCAGGATATCAAGCAATTATTTATATTTCAGGTAATCATATTTTAGCAACAACATTATCAGGAACAATTGCTGGTCTACGTCTAAACTACAACACCAATATTTCATTGGCAGTAGCACCAGGAACCCCATATGCTATATTGACGATATATTCAGATGGTTCACTTTATTATGGAAATGTTGTGGCATATTATTAATATTTTTTCTTTATTTCATTAAATAAAAAGGATTATTCTTTATTAAAAAAGTATATATATATATTATTAGTATGGCATTTACCAGATTTAATTATGATGATTGTAGAACAAAAAAACAGTTACAGCAATCAACCGATCCAGGAAGGTGGATATTGAATGTTCCAGGTAATGGTGCAAATCCTTGTTACATAGAAGACCCTCAAATAATAATTCAAAAATGGGGTGCAAATTTAAGAACAAATACAATTAATTTAGAGAGTGAGCTAAGAGGTGTAAATAAGCCATTAAGTCGTGATTGTTTAGGAAAAGATGAATATAAAAATTACAATGTTAATAATCAAGCTATTAAATATCCGACTTGTAATAATTTATTTACAGATCAATCAAGAGCTACAAACCCAGCATGGTGGTATCGTGATTTAGAGCAAACGGACTGGTATTATCCTCCTTTAAATCCGCAAGAAAATACGTGTATTCCTTTTCAAAATAATTTAAGCACAAGAATTTTAGAAAAAGATTATTTTACCCCAAAGAGAGACTGTGTAATAAACGAGACCAACAATTATTCACAACCAAGTAATGATTTAATAAGAGGTAGTTATGTAGCAAATCAAAATACAAATACTAAACCGAGGTCACAAGCTTCATCAAAAAATGCCTAAAAATAATAAGCTGATAATATTATTTAGATTATTATTAATATCTTTAATGAAAGGTATAAAATTAAAAATATAATACTTTATATATATAAATATGGAATTAGCAATCCCTTTAATAGCATTAGGTGGTATGTATATAGTATCAAATCAACAACCATCCAAAACATGTGATAATGAAAACGGGAAAAATACACAAAAAATAAGTCAAGAAAATTTTACAAATATGGGTATGAAACGAAATTATTTACCAAATACAAATACGCCTCCACAAAATTTTCCGGTTTCAAATATAAATCAATTAGTAGATACTGTTCAAGAGTATCAAAATCCAAATGCGGCAACAGATAAGTATTTCGACCAAAATTTATATCAACAAAAGGTAAAAAATAGTATTCCTGTTAGTAAAAATCCTCAACAAATTTATTCAATGACAGGAAATTATTTAGATTCAGAGCAATTTAAACATAATAATATGGTTCCTTTTAATGGAGGTAAAGTAAAAGGCAATACATATGATGTAAATATAGCGGAGTCAGTTTTAGATAATATGATTGGTTCCGGATCTCAAACAATAAAAAAAATAGAACAAGCTCCATTATTTAAACCAGAAGACAATATGCAGTGGGCATTTGGAACTCCAAATAACAGTGACTTTTATCAATCAAGAGTTAATCCGGCTATGAAAAATAACAATGTGAAGCCATTTGACACTGTTATGGTTGGTCCAGGTTTAGATAAAGGTTATGGTGTTAATGGAACTGGCGGTTATAATTCTGGTATGGAAGCTCGTGACAAATGGTTACCATATACGGTTGATCAAATGAGAGTTGCAACAAATCCAAAATTGGAATATGAATTAATAAATCACGAGGGTCCGGCAAATTCATATATTAAAAACGCCGCATCTACTCAAACCATGGGTCGTGTAGAAAAACAAAGACCTGATACTTTTTTTATTAATAGTCAAGACCGTTGGTTAACAACAACTGGTGCCGAGAAAGGTGAAACATTAAGGCCGATACAAGAAATGGGAATACTTAGGCGAAATGATATAGTAACAGATTACACGGGTCCGGCTGGTCCATCTGATAGAAAAGCCGCTTATGCTCCCGAAAATTTTGAGAAAAGTAAACGTCACGAATCAATGACTTGTGGTGTTAACCATTCGTCCGCACAAAGGCGTGGTCCAATTTCAGATGGTGACAATTTTCTTCGAAGTCACACAAATTACGAAAATAATAGATCAACAGTAAAACAACCAGATAGTCATAGGAGTGGATTTAGTGGTGCTATTGGTGCTGTTATAGCGCCAATAATGGATATGTTTAGGCCAACACGTAAAGACGAGACAATAAATAATATTCGTATTTATGGAGAAGCAGCACCAAGTGTTCCCAAAGGATATGTTTATAATCCAAAAGACACAACAACAACAACCGTCAAAGAGACGACATTGTATGCGCCAACATTTAATATTAATAACCAAAAAGAAGGTATGTATGTTAATAATGCTATGCCAGGTGAAATGACACAAAGAGATACCACGAGTTGTAGTTACATTGGCACGTCTGGTGGTGCGGCGACTGGTTTCGGTGATATGAGTTATTCAGCAGCTTACAATCAACATAATAATGATATTAAATCGTCGACTGTTATGAATAGACCAAATCCAGGAGGAACCCAAATATTTAACCAACAGATGAATTTAACCACTATTAGAAGTGATAGTGATCGTTTTGATGGCCGAGTTAATCCAGCTATATCAGTGACGCCATTGCCGCCGTCGGTTCAAACTTATGGGTCTATTAATATGCCACAATATTACAATGAGTGTGCTGGTTGTGATCGAATTCAACCGGATATTTTGAACGCATTTAGAAATAATCCTTATACGCATTCGCTGACGACAGCAGTTTAAAGCGTAAGCGACTGATTAAAGCTTACTTCTTTTTATTGTCACGAAATCTACATTCAAACTTTGTTTTTAACCATTTTTCATTAGCAAAATCATAATTAATATCTTGTTTCGACAAATATGGTGTTAAGTTGTATGTATTAATAAGGTCTCTAACATCGATTTTATAACTATTTTTCTTACTTGCGCAAATGGCCCACGGTTTCATACATTGACAAAAAATGTGTTTGGGTAATGTCATTATAATTATATAAATATATGAAAAATATATTTATATTATTTTCTATAAGTTTAAATCCAAGTAATTTATTTGAATAAAATATTAATTACGTTATATTAAAATATAAAAACACTTTTTAAAATATAATACACATACAATATGTTGAATATTCATGAATCAATAAAAGATAAATTGGATTATTTTCATTCAATACATAAAATACCAAATATTATTTTTCATGGACCATCTGGTAGTGGTAAAAGAACGATTGTTAACGAATTTATACATAAAATTTATGATAATGATAGAGATAAGATAAAATCATTTGTAATGCATGTGAATTGTTCACACGGTAAAGGTATAAAATTTATCAGAGACGAATTGAAGTTTTTTGCCAAAACGCATATAAATTCAAACGGTGGTAATACTTTTAAAAGCATAGTATTATTAAATGCTGACAAATTAACAATGGACGCACAATCTGCGCTGCGAAGATGTATTGAGCTTTTTAGTCATAATACGCGTTTTTTTATAGTAGCTGAAGACAAATATAATTTAATGAAGCCAATATTATCGCGTTTTTGTGAAATTTATGTTCCAGAACCGGTTGTAGATGGAAATATAATTAATTTGTATAAGTATAATCTGAATGAATTGTTTAATATGAGAGAAATAAAAACTACAAGATTAGAGTGGTTGAAAAAAGAGGTAATTAAAACAGTAAATAAAAAAATAACAATTGATGCTTTGATGATACTTTGTGCAAAATTATATGAAAAGGGGTATAGTGGTTTAGATGTAATAAATTTATTAGAAAACCATAAATTTTTAGAAACATCCTTAACAAATGAAAAACGTTATGAGTTATTAATTTTATTTAATAGAATTAGAAAAGAATTTAGAAATGAAAAAATATTAATATTATTTATTTTAAATTTTGTATTTTTGAGTTCAGATCTATCTTTAGAAAATATAAGTTTTATGTAATATGGATGATTTTAATGTAAATTTGTTGTATGAATCTAAAAATGAATGGGGTGCAAGATTAGTTACTATTTTAACACCGCTTATCGTTGATGGTTACAAATCAATATTAGATGAAGCTATTAAATTATGTAAGGAAAATAATGAAATGGAAAAATATTTAATGACATTTCAAAATTTTATTTCAAGAATTCCAAAATGGAATACCTCGATTATTGAGACAGAGAGAAAAAGAATTTGTGACAAATCGGGTTGTTCATATTTAGAAGATTTAGTTACATGTGTTCATATTATTCAATTAAAAATTCTTACAGCGATGCGCGTTGGTCAAAAACAAAGAAAAATAGATATAAAAATTCCCAAATTGGATGATTTTATTCATAAAATATATGTGAATGTTGCGAGAAAGGTATACAAAAATGTGTATTTATTTGAAATAAAAATTTCTCATTTGAACATTCAAAAAAATCATAGAGAGTTAGAAATAATAATACAAGAATGTATTTTGAACACATTGAGAGAGAACATTCCTGTTGAGGCAATATTGGCAGCTTATATGGATGAAACAGTTGAAGAAGATGTTACTGAAGAAATTAAAGAGCAAATTATTGAAGAACCAATAAAAAATCAACGGTGCAAAAAAATTTTAAGCCGACTTCAGTATTAAAAACAAATAATGGTCAAGAGAATAACATTAATAATAAAAACAATAAAATATCATTCAGTGATATAGATTATATTTCAAATGCTGATGGTAATATTGTTCCGGTTACTGTTCCCAAAACAATTGAAAATTTAGAAAAAATTAGTAGTATGCGATATGAGCAAAGACAAAAAGAAAATTCAGATGATGAAGATGATAAAATAAAGATATCTTCAGAAAATATTAATTTAGACTCATTAGATATACATATTATTGAAGAACCTCAATTAGAATTATTTCCAGATTTATTAATTGATGCAGAGGTTTTAGAATAATTTGCGTAAAAAATAAAATAAAATATACAATTCTTAATTTAAATGAATATTTTTATAATAGCAGCAGTAATTTCATTTATTTTTGTAATAGTAAAGTTTATTGAAATGAGATTTATTGAAAAAGATACAAAACCGTTAAAATACATAATAAGAGATGCTCTTTTAGTATATTTTAGCGTTATATCAGGTCATTTTATTTTGGAACAACTTAAACCGATTATTCAAGAAAATGGTGAAAGTTATATAACACCTGTTTTTATGGATAATCCGGATTTTTAAAAATAAAAAATAAAAAATTAACGCCCGGTCCAAACTTTAATAATAGGTCGTATCAATTTATTATTTTTAATGTCCGTCTCATAATTATCATACGTATAAGAGCTGAATTTTTGGTAACTAAAAATATTGCCCAGTAGTGCCTTTTTTTCAGTTAATATTGGATATTCGCTGTAAAAAATCACACCAAATACCCTCTCGAGACAGCAACGATCCCTCCTACATTTGACAGCAACGGTCATATTTGTAATATTATATTTTTTTTCCAAATAAATTAAAAAGTCGCGATTAATAAATGATTGCGATCCAAAACAACCAAACCATTTGAATTTATCGAAACCAAGAACCGTGTTAGTTCCGGATAATTTACTAATAATTTCGGCAGAATTGGTTAAAGTATTGGCGATTTGAATGGAATTGCTTGCACATTCATTATCCGAATAAAAATACCAAAATGGCAATACATTTATACCGATAAGTTTTTCAAAATTAATTCGCATATGAAAAAACACGCTGTCGTGGATTATGATTGCATTATCAAAAAACTTATTTTTGATAAAATAGTAATAAGGTAATAATTCTCCTCTTCCAGGAAATTCCGAGTTAATGATTTCAATATTTTCATAATTATGGAACGAAATTAAAAAATCTTGATTGCTATTATCATCAATAATAACAATTTTTCTATAAGGATAAAAGGTTCGAATACATTTAATACAATTATTCCAATATTTATTTGTTATTTCTGAGTTAACGTGTCGCGTAATAATAAAACCATATGTATCCATAATTTATATTATAAATTAATTTTATTTATTTAATTCATAATATTAGTATTTTATTAAAATAAAACAGGGATTTTATCAATGTCAATAATATCATTTGGAATATCTCCTTTAAAATATAAATATTTTTTAAATTCGTCTCTCTCCAATTGAGCTTGTGGTGTATGATTATGAACACAACGCGCTATCATTTTATATAATTTGAATTCCGGATATCTGTCTACACCATTATTTTTATATAACATATTAATACCTTTATCATCAAGACACCATTCAACAATTAATCGTTTTACAGGATCACATTTCTCAATATCTTTAATTTCAGACATATCATCTACAAGATAATCAAATATAGAACAAGCAAGGCGACACAAGTCAAAACTAAAGTTGGGCTCCAATCTTGGTTTCTTGTCATTAAAGTAAGGCTCTATGTTATATTGTGATGACGCATCATTTCCGATTTGAAAACTATTACTACAAAATACCTTACCATCATATTTAAAAATACTTCTGCCAAAATCAATAATTTTAAAAATTCTGCCAAAAGTTGGAACCTTATAATATTGTTTTTTATAGCAATAATAAATAAATTTTTTATCAGTTTGGTTATACATTACATTATTTGTATGTAAATCATTATGAGTAAAAGAATACGCTTTTTGATAAGTTATTAAAATCATTATAATTTGCATAAATGCAGAAAACCATTCTTCGGGTGTTAAATCACTTGTTAATATGAGTTCATCAAATGTGGTTTCACAATATTCCATACTTATGACTTGAACTGGAAATTTTGGTATTGTTACATCCAATCTTTCTTCTTCAAAGCTTTCGTCGTCGTCTGTATCTTCACTGGCATCCTCCCACTTTGTATCATCTTCTTCGTCATTATCCGCGTCCTTGTTATCGTCATCCTTGTTATCGTCATCGTCATCGTCATCGTCATCACAATCTTTGCCATCTGCGTCCGCATCATCATCATTTGAATTTTCACAATTATCGCATTTTTCTTCACCATCAACAGTGTAAGAGGTTCTTGATGAACAAGTTGAGTTAGATTTTAACGAAACCTTATTGTCATTATCATTGGTAAGATTTGTATTTGTAATATCAACAAGTTCAAAATCAGTATCTTTTAAATCTTCCAAACTGATTAATTTATTGTCATTGTCAAAAATATCCTCAAATATGTCATCTTTAAATGATTTGATAGAGCTGTTAGACTTTGCACTGGAACTATGATCGATTTTAATAGGTTTTAGTTTAGCATTATCATTTTGCGAGTTAAATAAATGTTCATATTCTTCAATTTTAAATAACACATTTTTATTTTTAGTAAAGAAATCAGAGTTATTTAAGTAATCAATATCGTCATAAACATTTAAAATAAAATTATTTTTAATAGATAGAAATGATCCATAATATTCTACACCATGAAAAAAATTATAATCACTAATCAGATTACTGGATAAAAATAAGAAAAATCCATCAACATAAGCCGAGTTATTAACATCTAAAAAACTAAGATTACAATTGCTTTCATCCAAATTAATATTTGGAAGCTTAAAAAGTTTATTATCGTCAATGTTATATTTACCAATCAAATATTTAAAGGGGTCTAACAAAGGCGCCATTTTAAAAAACACATCCTTTGTTTTGGTCTTATTGTTATTAATATTTTTAATTTTGCAGCTGTATAAATTTTTATTATCTTCATTATTTTCATTAACAGATGAAATATACCATTTATGATTTAAATTAACATTATTGTAGTTAGTCTCATTTAGATCAAAAAACCTTTTATAAATAGGTATATAATTTTGTGTTTTAGAGAGAAAGAGTGAGTTTGAATCTTCTAAACTTTTGAAAAGTTCAGCGTTTTTTCTTTTTTGATAATTCAGATTTACCATTATTAGCTAATTAATATATAAATTATATGTCTTTTTAACTTATTATATCAATTAATTTATTTACGTTTAAAATAATAAATAATAATTTCTATTTCTAATAACAATGACTTTAGAACTTAAAAAGTTTGATATGAAAAGTATTAGTTTTAAGCCGAATGAAAACAAAGGACCCGTTGTCGTTTTAATTGGAAAACGTGACACAGGTAAATCTTTCTTGGTCAGAGACCTACTTTTTTATCAACAAGAAATTCCAATTGGCACTGTTATTGCTGGAACAGAAGAAGGTAACGGATTTTACGGCAAAATGGTTCCCAAATTGTTTGTCCATAATGAATACAATACAGCTATTATTGAAAATATTTTGAAACGACAACGAACCGTTTTAAAACAAATAAAAAAAGAAATGGAAACATATAAACGCAGCACTATTGACCCCAGAGCATTTGTTATTTTAGATGATTGTTTATATGATGCGACGTGGACACGTGATAAAATGATGCGTTTGCTATTTATGAACGGCAGACATTGGAAGATCATGTTAGTCATCACAATGCAATATCCTCTCGGTATTCCACCCACACTGAGAACCAATATAGATTATGTTTTTATTCTTCGAGAAAATTACATAGCAAACAGAAAAAGAATATATGAGAATTATGCCGGTATGTTTCCAACATTTGAGGCCTTTTGTCAGGTAATGGACCAATGTACCGAAAATTATGAGTGTTTGGTTATAAATAATAACTCGAAATCCAATAAGCTACACGACCAGGTCTTCTGGTATAAAGCCGACAGTCACGGTGACTTCAGATTAGGGTCAAAAGAGTTCTGGGAATTGTCGAAAGGTCTCAAAGATGAAGACGAAGAGGAACAATATGACCCGAATTCGGTTAAAAAACGCGGCGCAGGACAAAAGATTAGCGTCAAAAAGGCGAATAAATGGTAAAATCTTGCTTTACATTTATGATAAGCAAGAATAGTGCTTTTACAAAATCTGCTTTTCAAATATATAAGCAGTTATAACAACTTAAAGAGTATCCTATTATAAAGTATATAATAAGATGCAAGAACTTAACATCGTAGAACTCATAGAGAAAAACCCTATCTCTAAACTATCAAACGCTTATAATAACAAATTAATAAATAAAATCAAGGATAATTTCACTGATTTTGAATCACAATTATTTGTAAGTAGTTTTTATTGCTACTTAAATTATGATAAAAATATAGATTTTGTTGTAGATTTAGATAATATATGGAAATGGTTAGGCTTTACACAAAAAATAAGCGCAATTAGAGTATTAGAAAAACATTTTAAATGTGATATAGACTATAAAACCGCTTTACAATTTGACAAAGCGGATTTTAATGAAAAAGAAGAAAATATAAAACAAAATGGCGGACAAAATAAACAAAATATATTATTAACGATAAAATGTTTCAAGTCATTATGTTTAAAAGCTCAAACTAAAAAGGCGGGAGAAATTCACGAATATTATATGAAAA